ATGGCTTATAATGATTGATGATGAAATTATTGAATATACATCAATTTCTGACGAAGCCATAACAGGTGCAACCCGTGGAACAAACAGCACTACTGCTGCTGCTCATGCTAACGGTGCAACAGTAAAACTGTATCAACTTCATAAAGTGCCGTTGACAGAAATTAATAAAACACACACTACAATAACAAATATCAATATCGATACTTATACCATAACACTTTCAACGACACCTGTTGTTGATGGTTCTGGTGGTTCTGCTACATTTGGTGGGTCTGATGTCACATTTACAGAAAATTATCAGTATGATGTTTCAACTACAAATATCGGTACGATGGTGCCAAATAGAACAACTTTAACTTCTACAGTTAGAAATACCACAGGAACAAGCCCAAGTGGAAGTGAAGAATCTTTTGTTCAAACCAGTGCTGCTAATGCTATAACTGTTCCATTAAATGATAATCATTATTGGGATACCACAAACATAATTGCATCTGGAATTAATGAAACAAATGAGATGAGCGGTTCTAAATCTCTTGTGGTGCCGATGACTTTATCAAGTAAGATTGATAGTTTGTCTCCTGTTATAGATACGGAGAGAATGTCTTTTGTTACTGTTCATAATAGAATTAATAAAATTGATGCACAGGGGGATATATATCCGACAACAAAATATAATTCATTAACAGAACCAGATGGTGATAATAATGCAGCAATATATTTAACCAAAAAAATTACTCTTGAAACACCTGCCACATCTATAAGAGTTCTTTTGGACGCTAATAGAGACAATGCAGCTGATATTAAACTCTTGTATAAAACTTTGGGTGTAGATGATGCTTCTGATTTTGATGAACTGCCTTATGAATTTTTCAATCCAGACTCTACTGTTTCAATTGATGGTTCCGGCGGCCCAGATGTATCAGTTAATCCATCTTTAACCTTAGACCAGTTTAATGAATATGAATATACTGCTGGTGTTACAGATGATGGTATTGGTACTGCATTATCAGAGTTTATTTCGTTCCAAATTAAAATTGTGATGATGTCAACAAATTCAGCAAGGCCGCCAAGGATAAAGAGTTTAAGGGCTTTAGCATTGGCGACATAAGGATATAAAATGAACAATAAGTATTTAAAGGTTGAAGGACATACAGATTTAGTGAGAGATAATACTTCTAAAGCGATACTCAACACAAATACACAAGCATATGAGATTGCGAAGAAAAGGGCTGATGAAGCACAAAGACACAGAGATGAAATAAGGGAAACAACGAGAGAGATTAATCATTTAAAGTGTGAAATGCATGAGATTAAATCTTTGTTGCAAAAAATAGCAGAAGAAAAATAAACAACAGGAGTGGGTGTTGAGTTTGGTCCTAGTGTTATAATAAAAGAAATATTATAAATATATAAAAAGGATATATTCATGGCTGTACCCACAACTAAAGCAACATTTAAAAGTTATTGTCTAAGAGCACTTGGTGATGGTGTCATTGATATTAATATATCAGATGATCAAGCCGATGACAGAATAGACGAAGCATTACAGTATTTTGCTCAGTATCATTACGATGGTATTGAGAAGATGTATCTTAAGCATCTTATAACTACTGCTGAGGTCACACGAGCTCGAGCAAACACAACAACTACTGGCACTGATACAGTAGATAATTCAATCACTGCTGATTTTTTAGAAGGTAATAATTATATTCCCTTACCTAGCGCTGTAGTGTCTGTAATACAGGTTTGGCCTTTTACAGATACAGGTGGTGGCGGCAGTATGTTTGATATCCGTTATCAGTTACGTCTAAATGACCTATTTGACCTTTCCTCAACCTCTGTTATACAATATCAAATGGCGATGGACAATCTTGATTTGTTGGAACATATTCTAGTTGGCGAAGTTCCGCTACGATTTAATCAACACCAAAACCGTTTGTATATAGATGCAGATTGGGCAAATGATTTTACTGCCGATAGTGATTATATTATTGTAGAGTGTTATCGTAAACTTGACCCAACAACATATACAGACATTTATGATGATATATTCCTTAAAAGATATGCTACAACTTTAATTAAAAAACAGTGGGGAGCAAACTTATCAAAATTCAGTGGAGTTGCGATGTTAGGTGGTGTCACAATGGAGGGAGAAACCATTTATACCCAAGCACTTGACGAACAACAAAAATTAGAAGAAGAAATGCAATTGATGTTTGAAGTCCCTGTGGATTATATGGTAGGATAATATGGCTGTCAACAAACATTTCCATACAAGTGGTGCAACTGCTGTTGCAACAGAACAAAATCTATACAGCAATTTAGTTGCAGAGGCTATTCAGATTTACGGCCATGATGTATATTATCTGGATAGGACTGCTGTTGCTGAAGACACTTTTATGGGGGATGATTCTCTTGCGAAATTTCATACACAAGCCCCAATAGAAATGTACATGGAAGATTCTGGCGGGGGGTATGCTGGTGAACAAGAATTGATGAATCAGTTTGGTTTGCAAAATCTAAGTGAAGCAACTTTTGTCGTTAGTAAAACTCGTTTTCAATTGAAAACAAAACAAATTCAGATTGAGACAGGAACAGATTCAACGTCTTCTGGGTCTATCTTATTAGAATCTGGTACACTAGACAGTTCCTCTAAGTTAGAAGGAGAGGTGTTTTATATTACCAATGAAACAGATGCAACTGATTCTGACAGACCATATGAGGGGGATGCAATTTATCACCCCAAACTTGGCAAATTGTTTCAGATAAATTTTGTTGACCATGATGAACCATTCCATCAGTTAGAGAATAATCCTGTTTATAAGTTGAGATGTCGCCTATATGATTACAGCTCTGAAGTTATTGACACGGGTATTGCTGCGATTGATGCGATTGAGGATTCTCTATCGGTTGTAAGTTCTCTTTACCAGATTACCTTGGAACAATCTTCTGCTGTCAATGAAAATATACGATTGGATTTTGATGGCCAAGGTGGTGTTGGTTTATTGATTATGAATGGTACAGATGCTAGTTCCACCAATGATGGTGATAATATAATTGGCCAAGATGATACAACTTCAGTTGGTGAAAGTATTCTGCTTGAAACTGGTAATGAATATCTTATTGCAGAAGACTATATAATAGGGGATATGGTTACAGACAAAACATCTCAAAACGAGTTATTCGATACGCTGGATGATACAATACTAGACTTCAGTGAGTCGAATCCATTTGGTGATGCAGGGAGCGCAGATTAATGTTAGGACAAAGCTTTTACCACGAAACTATTCGTAATGTGGTTGTTTCATTCGGAACAATTTTTAATAGTATTCAGTTGGTTCGTAAGGATAATGATGGAGCAATTCAACAAACTATGAAGGTTCCTCTTGCATATGGGCCAAGGCAGAAATTTCTTGTTCGACTGAATGAAGATGCAGACCTTTCTAAGACAGCTGCTGTTACACTACCCCGAATTGGTTTTGAGATTAGTGGTCTCACATATGATTCTGCTAGAAAACTTAATCGTGTTCAAAAATTCAAAAAGGTAAAGGGTTCTAGGAGCGATCAACTTGATACTCAATATATGCCTGTACCATATAATATAGATTTTGATTTATACATTCTTGCAAAACAGTCTGATGATGCGTTACAAATCGTAGAACAAATTCTACCGTATTTTCAACCAGACTATACTGTTACCATTAACGATATGTCAGATATGGGTATCAAGAAAGATGTACCTATTATTCTTAATGATATAAGTTATGAGGATGACTATCAGGGGGATTTCCTGACTAGAAGGTCAATTATATATTCATTAGCTTTTTCTGCTAAGTTCTATCTATACGGGCCTGTTACATCTAGCAAGGTTATCAAAACTGTTCAAGCGGATCAGTATACTGATATGCCTGACCAATCTCCGAAGAGGGAACAGAGGGTTGTAATCACACCAAGTCCAACAACTGCTGATGCTGATGATGATTTTGGGTTTAATGAAACAGTATCATTCTTCCAAGATGCAAAAGACTATAATCCAGTTACAGGAGAGGATGAATAGTAGTTATATAATATGACTAAAAAAATAGACAAAGCACTTGGTGTGTGGGATGGTGTAGATAAAGCACTAAAAGAACTTCCATCCACATCACAAGAGGTAATGACTCCTCCACCCACGTATTCAGAAGATATGGATGATATTCAAGATGATTATGAATATCAAAGAAAGCAATTTTACAATTTAGTTGAGAAGGGCTCAACGGCAATTGACGGCATATTGGAGCTTGCAAAGGAAGGTGAGCATCCAAGGGGGTATGAGGTTGCTGGAAATCTTATCAAACAAGTAGCAGAGGTTACTGAAAAGTTGGGTGACTTACAAGAGAAGATGAAAAGACTACAGGATGTTCCCAACACTGCTCCCAAGAATGTAACTAACGCATTATTTGTTGGTTCTACAACAGAGTTACAAAAAATGTTAAAAGGGAAAACGGATGTATGAGTATCAATGTAAGATTGTTAGGGTTGTTGATGGAGACACCGTTGATGTAGATATCGACCTTGGTTTCGGTACGTGGATGAAAAAACAACGTATTCGGTTGTATGGTATAGATACACCAGAGAGCCGCACAAGAGATTTGGAAGAGAAGAAGTACGGAATTATGGCTAAGGAAATAGTCAAGAAATATATTCCCGAAGGAAGTACTCAGATTCTCAGAACTAAGAAAGATAAAGCGGGAAAGTATGGTCGTATTCTTGGAGAGTTTGTTGTAGCTGAACTTGCCATCGGCCGTACGGCACCACATGGCGTTACTTTAAATAAATGGATGATTGAGAATCATTACGGTGTTACATATACAGGGCAATCTAAAGACGATATCGCTGAACAACATTTAAGGAATCGGGAACTGGTTTTTAATGTTAATCCTGATATAGTGACGTAATGTCAGATAAGGTCTATTTAGGCAACCCCAATCTCAAAAAGGCCAATGTCGCTCAGGAGTGGACAAAGGAAGAGGTTAAGGAATATGCCCGTTGTATGAAAGACCCGATTTACTTTATTAAGAATTACATTAAAATCGTTTCTCTGGATAAAGGACTTATACCATTTGATCTCTATGATTTTCAAAAGGAAATGGCGGGAACTTTTCACAATAACCGTTTCACCATATGCAAACTCCCTCGACAATCTGGAAAATCAACTATTATTATAGCATACATACTTCACTATGTTTTGTTTAACTCAACAGTGAATGTGGCTATTCTTGCTAATAAGGCCGCAACTGCTCGTGATCTTTTGGGACGGTTACAGTTAGCATACGAGCATTTACCCAAGTGGTTACAACAAGGAGTGATGACTTGGAACAAAGGAAGTTTAGAACTTGAAAACGGTTCTAAAATTTTGGCTTCGTCTACCAGTGCTAGTGCCGTTCGTGGCGGTTCCTATAATATTATTTTCTTAGATGAGTTCGCTTATGTTCCTGCTAATGTAGCAGAACAATTTTTCAGTT